TGGGCCGGTAACCTCACCTCGTCTGGCCCGCAGTTCAGCGGCGTCCTGATCGCTTAATAGGAGCAACACCATGACTTTTTCAGTTACTCCGGTTATCGGTACCGCGCTGCTCGACAAGGCCGACACCAACCTGAACTCGGCTGGCACGGCTGTCCCGGTCATCGGGCCGCTTGGCTTGCAGGTTTGGGGTGCGAACGGGCGTCGTTATGTGTTGGCGCAGGCTAACGCGACGATTACCGCTAGCACCGCTGTCTGCACGGTCAACGCTACCACGTTCCTTGTCACGGCGACGGGTGGCTCGTACACCTCGCCTCCGGTCGCTCTGGCGACTGGCGACGTGGCTTGGTTCAGCGCGACTAGCGTGTAACCCACAGGGGGCGGGGTAAAACCCGCCTCCTCCTTTCAGGAGAGCAGAATGGCATATCCTTCTCGCGTCTTGGGTTCGGGTCAGCCGGGTGCGTCGGCTACGGCGATTTGCGGTGATGTTGCTACCGGCCTCACGGCTGCTGGCACCAACGCTGCAACGGCGCTTGCGCTGTCGGCTGTTCACAATGTCGTTAGCACTACCGCTGCAAGCACGGGCGTTCGCCTGCCGCCTGCGGAGGCCGGTGCGGTGAGCGTTGTGGCGAATGACGGGGCTTCCTCGCTGACGGTGTACCCGGCTTCGGGAACCATTGACGGCGCTGCTTCCGTGGCGATTGCCACGACCAAGCGGCGTGTGTTCGTGGGTACCAGCCCGACCACTTGGGTTAGCGTCCTCGGCGCATGACGATACCTAGCCGTGTGCTAGGTGCGGGGGCATCGGCGCTATCGACCGTAGCAATCTGCGGCGATGGCGTCGATGACCTTACCGCGACGGGTTCAACGCAAGCGACGGCGCTGCAGTTGACCCATGTTTACAACTCGGTGGACGTGACGCCATCGGGATCGGGCGTAAGGTTGCCGCCGACCGAAATGGGCGCGGTTATCTACATCGCCAACAGCGGCGCCCATGCCCTGACGGTTTACGCGCATGAGGCGTCAACCACGATTAACCAGAACCCTTCCGCATCGGTCGCCCGCGACCATGTGAGCATCTTTTTTGCCGTAGCCAACAACAAGTGGTACGGCGTTGCAGGCGCTAAAGCATAATCCCCACAGGAGTAAACCATGCTTGATTCTGACGTTTCTAACGCGGACTCTTTCCTTCACGTTGAGTTTTACCTGTCCGACCTGAAGGACTACAAGGGTCAGCCCTTTGTCCGCATCATGGTACCGGGCGACAAGACCAACATCGTCGAACAGCCGGTGCGCGATGACCACAAGGAGCGGTTCCCGCGTCAATGGCTGCACTTTCAGATGCAGCAGAGCGACGGCGCTCCCGTGATCGGAACGCCCCTCTCGGACTGGCACAGCGCCGCCCCTGACGAGTTCAACCGTTCGCAGATGGAAGAATTGCACATCCTCAAGTTCCAGACCGTCGAGCAGGTCGCCACGGCCTCGGACGCCCATATCCAGCGTATCGGCATGGGCGGTGCGGGTCTGCGTGAGCGTGCGCGGATGTTCCTTCAGCACAAGAATCGTGCCGAGGCGAATAAAGAGTTGCAGGAAACCCGAGCGCAGTTGGCTGCGTTGCAGGAACAGATGCGCGAATTGGTAGAATCCAAGCGAAAGCGCAAGGAAGACTAACCCATGACCACGATGCTTCAACTCGTACAGCAGGTAACCAATGAACTAGGCGTAAGTACGCCTAACGCAGTTGCCGGTAACACCAACCAAGATGTAATCCAAATTCTTGCGTTGATGAACGCTAGCGGGTACGAGTTGCTGCGTCGGGGTGATTGGCGCAAGTTGGTGCGTCAGCACTTGATCACGACCCAATGGACGCAGACCACGGGAACGTGGGTAGACGGCTCTACGACGCTCACGGTGCCATCTACGGCAGGACTGGATACGACCTATCAGGTGGTAGGCGAGGGCATCCCTAATGCCACCTACATCAGCGTAGTGAACAACGGCACTACGGTCACGCTCTCGCAGGCTGTCACGGCCTCTGCGACGGGTGCCGTGGTGACTTTCCAAAAGGTGCGCTACGACCTGCCTGCCGACTATGATGCCATCATCCCGCGCACTCAATGGGACAAGAGCAAGCGTTGGGAATTGCTCGGCCCCGAGGACGCGCAGCAATGGCAATGGCTGCTGTCGGGGTATATCTCAACCGGCCCGCGTATCCGGTGGCGGTTGCTCGGCAAGTACTTTCAGATTTGGCCGGGTATTTCGTATGACGAGGTGCTTGGCTTTGAGTACCGCAGTAACGGATGGGTCGAGGATGCGGCGGGTGCGCCTAAGACCTCGTTTACCGCCGACTCGGATACCTGCATCTATCCCGACCGGCTCATGGTGCTGTCCACCAAACTCAAATACTTTGAGGCGAAGGGCTTTGACACGACCGCCATGTATCGGAACTACCTGCAGGAACTTGAAACCTGCATCGCGCAGGATACGAGCGCGGCGAACCTGTCCTTTGCCCCGCGACCGGGTACGGTGCTGATCGGTTACGACAATCTCCCGGACTCTGGCTACGGGATTGACTGATGGCGCGTCGGCAACTCATTCAGCGTAATGCGGCCTCGGTTGCTTCCCTGCCTGCCCCTGTGGGCGGGTGGAACGCCCGTGATTCGCTTGCGAACATGGATGAAACCGATGCGGTGACGCTGGAAAACTTCTTTCCCACCGTGTCAAGCGTTGTGCTGCGCGGCGGGTACGAGTCTTGGGCGACCGGCCTCGGCGGGCAGGTTGAAACGCTGATGCACTACGCAGGCGCTACGACCAACCGCTTGTTTGCCGCTGCGACGGCTCCGAATGCCATCTACGATGTGACCACGCAAGGGCCGGTAGGCGCTGCGGTGGTGTCGAGCCTGTCCAATGCCCGGTGGGAGTATGTGAACTTCACGACGGCTGGCGGTAACTTCATGTACGCCGTTAACGGGGTGGACTCGCCGCGCCTCTACAACGGCACGACTTGGACGGCAATCACGGGCGTATCCTCCCCGGCGATCACGGGCGTCACCACGACCAACCTCTCTAACGTCACGCTGTTTAAGAATCGCGTGTGGTTCATCGAAAAGAATACGCTGAAGGCGTGGTACCTGCCGACCTCTAGCGCAGGCGGCGCGGCGGCTGTCCTTGACCTGTCCTCTATCGCCAAACTTGGCGGCGTGTTGGTTGACCTTGACACTTGGACGATTGACGCCGGATATGGCGTGGATGACAACCTCGTATTCGTGACGAGCGAGGGCGAGGTCATCGTTTACCGTGGAACCGACCCGTCGAGCGCGGCAACGTGGGCGCTTGCGGGTATATGGAAACTCGGTGCGCCGATTGGCAACCGCTGCCTGCTGAAGTACGCGGGCGACCTGCTGCTTTTGACCTATGACGGCCTGATGCCGCTTGCACAGTCGCTCCAGTCCTCGCGCCTCGACCCTCGCGTGGCGCTGTCGAACAAGATTCAAGGCGCTATCACGGCTGCAACGGTCAATTACGGCTCGTCATTCGGGTGGCAGATTGTGTATTCCCCGAAGAATAGCGCCGTGTGGGTAAACGTGCCGGTTGCCACGGGGCAACAAGAGCAGTATGTGATGAACACCATCACGACCTCTTGGTGCAAGTTCAAAGGCTGGTCGGCGTTCTGTTGGGAAATCTTCAACGAGAACCCCTACTTCGGCGGTGCCGGGTTTGTCGGCAAGGCGTGGGATGACGGCTATACCGATGGCTCGTCAAACATCACCGGAAACTGCTTGCAGGCGTTTAACTACTTCGGCAGTCGCGGCGTAAAGAAATACTTTACCCGTGCGCGTCCGTCGCTCTTTACCAACGGGCAACCGCAAATCCAGTTGGGCATGAACATCGACTTTGACACGATGGACACCAGTTCTGCGCTGTCATACTCGGGTTCAGCCTTTGGCGCGTGGGGCGTTGGGCTGTGGGACTCGGCGCTTTGGGGATCGGACTTGCAAATCACTAACTCAT